GGTCGGAGAGAAGATCCACATTCTTGTAAACGCCCAAAATCTGCATGCGCTTCATCGTTGAGCGCTTCATGGAGATTTGGTGCGTAATGCGTTGGGCTGACTTCAGGTCCGTGATAGCGTCCGACACAATGAGATCCGAGGCATCAACGGTTTCAGAGACCGGTCGGCGCTTGATCGGATCGCGGTAGACCTTTTTGAACGCTAGGCCAGAGAACCCAGTCCAGAAGTACATGCGGCGGGAGTCGGGATAGTATTCCGTTGCCGTGGTCGTGAGGTAGAAGTTCAGGTCTTTCTCGAGCTTGTCGGCCAACAGATCGGACTGAATGGATTCATCGCCGTAATCGACCACTTTGACCGGGCCAGCCGCAGGAAGCATTTCGCCCTGAGCATTGGCTTGGAACCTGAGAACGGCTTCCAGCATGACCGGATCACGAACAACCGACATGCCTTCGAGTGGAGCAGATGATGCGCCGACGCCAGACTTCGGGTCTTCCAGTTTGATGCCCAACATATCGATGCCGCGGGCGCGGGCGTTCAGCCATTCCGCCCGGCTCTGATCATCGGCTGCGATGCCGTCCAGAAGTTCTTCCGCTACGCGGCCCAGAACGGAAGGACTGAGCGCATCGGCAAGGTTCGAGTCATGACTTGACGTATCAACGGTCGGATCAACGGCCGGCTCAAAGTCAACGACAACGCCGCCGTCCTCAGTCGGAATAGTGATGGCGCCCATGTCGTCCGGGACTGGCGGCAATGCCAGCGGATCATCCATTTGAATGTTGATTGCCACATCATCGGACGCAGCTTTCCGGCCCCTCCGCTTTCGAGAAGGGTTGGACAATCCAGATTTTGCCATGAGTTAGTGGACCTTTGTGAGCGGCACTTTGATTGCGCCGGTCTCAACGAGTGAAATCAATTCATCGAGCAGCCAAAGCATCGAGTTGAGATGGTCCTGAACGCCGGCGATCATCGCTTCATTCGGCATGGCGCCTGTTGCAAGGCAAGAGATAGCCTTCGCATTGAGGTCCAGAAGGTTGGCGATCTCGGACGCTTCAGGCTTGTCCATCAGTTCACCTGATCCGCAGGCGCTTCGCCGTTCTTCTCAGCATCCGCCTGAGCTTTGGCGCGTGCTGCTTCGGCAAGATCAACAAGGCTTTCTGCGCACTGGTACATCCGGCCGACATGGGTGCGGATGCCTTCCGGAGAGATACCGCCTCGAGAAGCATCCGGGGGGTTGCCGATGTAGTTGCTCAGCTGGCGAGACAGAGAGTCCAGCAATGCCAGGAGGATTTCATGGGGAGGAGCAGGAAGTGCGTTCTTGGTGTCAGACATTGAGGTTTCCTTAGAGGGAGTTTCGGAACTCATGTGGGATACAAAGCCTGAGGCTTACCGCTCTTGTGACGGCCTAGCTCTCGATCGATAGCGGCACGCTCGTCACGGCGTACCGCAAGGCCTAATTCACGAATATGCGTCAAAGCCTGCGTGGATGAGTCAACGAGATCGTCCGTTGCGCCCTTCGGGAATGACGCAAACTCGTCAACCAGCATCTGCCCCCACTCGCGGTATTGTCCGTCCGAATAGGTTGGCAGGAAGATTTGTTGATCCGCGAACATCGGTACAACCGCGTGACAGCGGGTAACTTTGTCCAATCCCTTCGGATCAACGAGCTGGACGCTCCAGCCTTGGCCTGAGTGCAAGCGCCGGATTTCCTGGGCCACCGATAGGCCCGATGCCTTGCTTTCGATCAGCAGCTTGTGAACCCTAAACCGCTTGCAAGAGTACGCCACCCATTCGCACAACCCCCAAGACGGCTGAGCGCGACGGATATATTTCGCCTCAGCCTCTCCCGGTTCGCGATCGACATGCGGACCGTGAAGCTCGAGCCTCTTGCGCCAGGCGTTCAGGCAGATGATCCGGGAATGTCCCTTCTCATCGTACCAAACGCCCCAGACTGTGAACCCAGACGGGTCGTTCTCGGACTTGGCAGTATAGGCGGGGTCAAGAGAGGCAACGACATATTGGCACTGAGGAACCTTGCCGTCGTCGGTAACGTAATCCTGCCAGTATTCCCGCTTGATGATGGCGCCGCCGCGAATTTCTGGGCGCTGCTGCCACTGTCCAGCCCATTCGTAAGGATTGCGCTTGAACGGCGCCAATTCCTTTTTGCCGAAGCGTTCGGGCCAGAGAAGTTCACCATCCTCTTGGCGCGGATCCGTCCAGCCGAGAACCGTGGTGCAGCGCCGATCGGATTCGAATTCGGCTGGCAGCCACAAATGAACGTGCTCGCCGTCGTCAAGAAGGTGCTCGCTCAAGTCCTGATGATTGAGCCGCTGCATGATCACGACTTCTGCCGTGTGCTTCGGGTCTGTCATGCGGGACTTCAGGACGCCGTCATATTTGCGAATGACGCCTTCGCGCTTGACTTCGCTTTCCGCTTCGTCGGCTTTATGCGGATCGTCGATGATCTTGATATCGCCACCGCGTCCCGTAACTGTACCGTCGAACGAGGCTGAAATCCGTGTTCCGCCAGCCGTCGTGTCGAACTTGGACTTGGCTTCTTGGTCTCCGGTAAGTTGAACTCGCTTTCCCCACCGCTCCTGATACCAGGGCGAGAGCACGAGCCGGCGCATGAGAATGGCGCTATCGAGCGCTAGTGTATCGCCATAGGACAAGCAGAGAAATTTCGTCTGCGGCCCAACAAGAGGATTGCCCTCCTGCTTCTGCTTTGCCCAAATCCATGCCGGCCACGAGATCGACGCCAGAAGCGTTTTGGAATGCCGAGGCGGGATATTAATCAGGAGTTTGCGGATTTCCCCGCGTGAAACGGCCTCTAGATGCTCTGCAATCGCGTCAAGGTGCCAACCGTGCACGTAGGGAGCAGGATCAAAGACAGGCCACGCAGCCTTGTGGAACTCAATTAGGCTTGCTTCTAGCCGCTCCGCTTCCTCTAGAGCCCTTAGACGTCCGATCGCTGAGGCCAATCGTTTCAGCCTCGGATCGGATGAAATCTCTAAGTTCATCGGTGCTCATGTTGTCGAAGTCACCGGGCTGGCCATGCTCGTGCTTATGCACATCGCGCCACTTGTCGGACCGGCGGTTCTTCATCCAAAAGATTGCTGCTGTGGTGTCAGGGAGAGCTTGACGCTCTACATCGACAACCTTGATTTCCTCTGTCTCAGCGACGCGCTTGCCGTTGGCGTACTGGACTGACTTGACCTTAAATGCTTGCTGCTCGACGTACGTGTAACCAGACGCCCGCTGAAATAAGCTGCGCTCGACTCGCTCATCAGCTAGTTCTTTTCCGCTTTTTAGGGAGTGACAGAATTCTTCGTGTTGTAGCTTCCATCTGTGGATGGTTCGAACAGACACTTCGAAGAAGTCAGCCAGTTCGTTGTCAGTCGCCCCCAGCATGCAGAGCTTTTCGGCTTGGGCAGCAAATGCTGGATCGTAATCAGCCATGATGCTTCACTGGTCTGCCGCAAGTGTTGCAAATTCCGTAATCATATTGATTTGTCTCGTTTATTTTGCGTATCGGAGCGGCCACACTTGCCAAGATCACGTCTAGCTTTTCCTCAATCCGGGCCAGATGTGCGTCTGTGGCTATCGCTTCCGTGTCGAGTCTTTCGGGACGCCAGTCTTTCATGTGAGCCATGATGGCGGTCTCCTAGAAGCCAAACGGCCCAGATTGCTCCAGGCCGTTGACGTTTCTCAGACCAGCGGGAAGCTCTAAGTACCCGGCTCTGCTGGATCGATAAGTCGTTCAAGACCTTCGATCTCGCAAAGAGCATCAAGCACAATCGCTCCCGACCCTGGCCCGCTGGGCTGATCCAGGATTACGGCAAGATCGGAAAGCTGAGCTTTTAGGGTTGCGAGGTCCATGACGTGCCATCCTTTCCAGTTGGATAGGGTACGCAAAACTGGCGTACAGGCCGGATGGGTGGCCTAATCTCTTCTAATCTCACCTTGCGACCGTTGATCGCCCATTGCCTTGCAGGGTGCTGGATGCGGTGGCGCTTGGTCGGTTTTGTGAGGCTAGAAATGCAAAACGCCCAGAGGCTTTTCAGCTTCCAGGCGCATTCGTCCAATTCTGTTAGGCTAACTCGGATTATTATTTTGCGCAAGGCGCGCTGCATCAAAACTAGACGGTTGCATATGTGTCAGATTGTCGCATGTTGCTTAACCCGGCTCCTCCACCTCGTAATCCTTCAAATCCGCTTCCTCGACCTTCTCCACACGTCTCGTATCCGATAGATCCTCGAACTTCCTTCTGGCCTCTAATGCACTCTCAGCTTCAACAAGCTCAAAGCCTCGTTTGTTAGATGTCTTGCTGGACCAGAGGATGCGGTACCAAGTCATGGTGCCCTTCACAAATCGGCTTCCTTGGCGAACGTCTCGCACGCTTTCACGACTTTGAACCACGTGGCTCCAAAATCCCGAATAGGCGTCCCGCGCGCATTGCAAACATACCAGGAGTCCGCCTTATAATCGTGACTGGCGGTCCACCACTTGTCTCCGGTGTCGTGAACCTCATACAGGCGTCTGCCCATTGATCTATCGACAAGCATCACCCGCATCACGGCCTCGACACTTTCAAAGCAGCTTTGCGAGAAATCACTCTAACACGTTTCGAGGTTTTTTGCCTTCTCTTTGGCGAAGCATCCGCAGGTTTTCTGTAGACCTTCAGCTTGCCTTCAGAGGTTTTGTACGCACCTCCCCATTGAGCCTTTGTGAGATGAATGGTCGGCATCAGAACGGACACTCCGCTTCATAGGTCGCTTCGAAAACGTCAGGTTTGCACGGATAAAACTCGCCCTTGAGGCCACAAATGATCCAATCCCCTGGCATTACCTCGTGCCAGCCTTCAAGCGTCTTGATCGCGAAAACGGCGCGGGTTTCTTGGCTAAATGGCGCGCTGAACCCGAGGATCGCTCCTGTGCTTTCGTCCTTAAGCGCGACAACTACCTCTGGATGGTCTCCCTCCTGATGAAACTGTATGGCCTCGATCACCACTGGCTTCTTCCGATAAAATCCCATCACTTCGACCTCTCTATCGCAACGCTCGAACCCCAATTCTCAGTGATGAATGAACCCATGTGAATTAAACCGTAGAGCAACACGAGCCCTCCTAGAATCCCCATGACGAACAGACAGGCGAGTTCTCGTTTCCAGGTCATGCTGCAGCCTTTCTCGATTGAGGCATGGAGAAATGCCTATCGATATCGAATGTCGAGGCTGATCGCTCGCGACCGACATAGCCTCTCGCATTTGAATGGAGTTGGCAGCCGCCGATCTTAAATTCCTTCTGAATGTGCGTGTGCCCGAACACCCAATGCTTGATGTTGGGTCTCGCACGAATGAAACCTTCGAGATTTGTCGCATATCCGGCATCTAGAGTGTTGCCACCGTGCTCCGGGTTGATGCCCTTGAACGTCGGCGCATGATGTGTTGCGACAATGATTGTCTTGTCTGGATTATCTTCTGCAGCCTTGGT